CTACGATGCGATGGCAGACTTTCAAGACCATGGAGAGAATGAAACCGATTTAGCACATTCTGTCCAATCAAAAATCACTGAATTGTTCTCATGAATTCCAACCCATACCGTCAGCAGATGATCGACCAGGGGCGAGACCCTATCGATCGCCCAGTGCTTGAGGTTCCCGCTCAGTATCGGGACCGCTTCGAGTCCTTCGAGGAGTATCAGGAGGCGATCGCTGAGATGCTCAACGGGATGTGACAACCAACTAAGTGGCACACGGTTTCGTCACAGACCTCAAAACCGTGTATTGTATAGAAGTCAACCAAACGGAGTCCAACCATGCGTAAGATCGAACAACAGATGAACAACGCAATTTCCCTGTCTAAAGACTGGAAATCTGCAAACACTGAAGTTGTCACCGAAGACGGTATTTCTACTGTCTTTCTTCACAACAACAAAATCGCCGAGATCGGTGAAGGTTTCGTCAAATTGTTCGATGGTGGATGGCAATCTAACACCACCAAATCGCGTCTGAATGCAATTCTCTCTGAACATGGAATTGCTGGTGAGGGTGTATTTCAGAAGAACTGGACTTGGTTCGTTCGTCTCTGGAATGGGTCTGAATTCGTGACCACTGAGTTTCGTTCTGGAATGCGTCTTGCATGAGGGGTTAACTCCCCCTCTCTTTTTTTGCTCACTATCTAACACTCACTCAATGAACGAAGAATTTAACGAAATCGCAGTATTGGACGTTGCTGATGTATTTCTCCAGTCCGAACCTACGTGGGAGGATGACATCCCCACGCCGACTGATGATTACATCATGGAGAACGATTTCGACGACAATTTCTGATCCTTACCTGTTCACCCACTAACTAACACAAACTCATGACTCAAAAATCTTTCTACATTGCAATGCTCGACCAGTTCGCAAACAACGGCAAGGAGTTGCTACAAGTTTGTGACCAGATCATCAGCGGAGAAATTGAGTACTTTGCCCAACCTACCGCGCTTGTGCAGTTTGGTCGCTCAGACGAGATCGATTTCTGAAGTGTCACAACGGCCCTCTCACCAGAGGGGGCTATGGCCTACAATAGCCACATGACAAACAACGACACCATGCCAACCTTTGCAGTCCAACCCGCCGCCTGGGGCAAGTTCGATTCCTACGGATGCGACTATGGGATCAGCATCAGCCACGCTTACAAGATCGCAGCAATCTGGCGGGAGATGTTCGACGACGGCGACATGATGATCTGGCGCTTGACTCCAGGCGGTGAACCGATCCGCTGGGTGAGAGTCTATGCTGATGAGTCAGTGGACACTGTGACAGACCAGGAACTGGCACTGCTTGTCTGATATCTGACCCACCATGGCCTACAATGGCCGTATACCAAACAAACAAAACCACATGACTGCTTCAACCATGACCGCCGACACCACCTTCAACGGATGGGCCAACTATGAGACCTGGAACGCCAGCCTCTACATCAACAACGAAGAGCCCATGTATCGTCTCGCTGTCGAGTACGTTGAGTTTGCACGTCGCTCCGGTCATCGGGTCAGCTACGATGCTTTGATCCCTTCGCTGGAGTACGCCTTCGGCCAGATGACCCCAGACGGTGTGCGCTGGATGGATGGACGCATCGACACCGCCGAGATGGACGAGATGCTCGAGGAACTGGCCTGAGGTTGACGCCTCCGCCAGATATGGTACAATAGCCACATACAAAACACAAGCACATGACTTCCGCCACACAGAACCTGCTCGACATCGCCACTGCCCTTCAGGCAGAAGGCAAGACCGTCAAGGTCACAGTGCTCCGCCCATCACGCCGAGGAGTCAAGGCACTCACCGGCAAGAGAGGATGGGCGAACGCCGCACCTAAGGGCGCCTTCCAGCACGGCAGTGTCCCTGGTGCTGCA